CAAGGTTATGTAGTTCGTTAAATTGGTCTTCAGTGGCTCGTTTCTTCATTCTTTCATTCCTGGGAATAGATTACGTCTGACAATCTCTACTGCTTTATCGTCAATGGTGTTATCAGTGGATTTGGCATAAGCCTCTAATAGTTGGATGATCAAATTCTTCACTGCAGTAGTGGAGAGAAATGTCATTAGGATTGGTTTGATGATCAACATATCTTTATCCCTCATCTGCCTTTACAAACTTACCGTTAGTATCTCTTTTCTTAGTAGATTTTTTCTTCTTTGCTTTAGCTTGTTCAGCTTCTGCTTTTTCTTTAGCAAGTCGTATGCTTAATGTACTCATTTAGATTTAGTGGTAGTTGGACATTGATACTCCTGTTTTTGCCAAGGGAATTTAAAACCCTTAACTGGAGTGCATTCGTTTTGTAGATACTGTTTAACAGCAACCTTTTTATTCTTTTTGTATTCAACTATTGGTACTACGTCATGACACATGTCATATACACGAGTACCTTCAGCCAGCATGAATCCCTTTTGTTGGAGTTCAGCACATTTCAGTACACGTACAAGCTCATAATCAAGCCTCATCTTTTCTTCTTGCCGTTTGGCTATACGTCTACATTGTGCTAAACCTTTACGGTCTAAGGGAAACATAAAGTTAATCTGACCTCCCCAGTTCTCAGCTACTGTATAGCTTCTCTGAGACATCTCCTCATCAAATGGGACTGTATGATTACCCATGTAGAATGGACTGAATGTCATCGTACTGCCATTACAGCTTACCCCAGAGCCATAGTGCTGCCTTGAAGGTGCTCCATTGTTCTGGAATTGCACAGCTTGATTTGTGACATTCCCAGTCGCTGCAGCAACAGGATTAGATACGTTTTGAGTCTCTGGTTCTGATGCTTTAGATGGTGCTATTGAGAGAAGACTGATAAGGAAACAGTAGTAGATTCCTGTGAGATAGTTCGGTCTACCTCTATCAGTTCTATTATCTGACTGGCTGCTCTGGTTACTACTTCTAATGAGAAGTCTGAACCGGGAGTGGTCAAAGTAAAGATTGAATCTTCGTCTACTATTCCTCCAGAGCTTGCCGAGGTATGAGTTATATTGTCCCCAGACCATTTACTTAATGCTGCTCCATAGGTGGTGGTGGTTATTGTTTCTTCTATATCAACCGTTGTAGTGGTTGTAGAGTTCATTGACCCTTGGGTGAAATTGGGTTGTACTAACTCTGCTCTAACTGCTGTTGGTGATGCCAGCATTAAGAGTAATAGCCATTTCTTCATTGTTTGGGTTTTTCGTTCTTCTTATTGTTATTACCATTACCAGTAGTCAAGCCAAATGTTGCAAGTGCTCCAGTAAAAATACTAGCAGGAAAAGTTATATCCCCACCGGGACTCTTCTTGATCATAGGTATTTCTACATAGTTTAAGGTAATGATGAATCCTGACCAAACTACAACACCTAGCCTAACGAATGTTCCTAAGATTTGTATTTGGTGTTCTTGATCTTCTGCAGCATCTTTTAATTTACTGAAGAATCCTTTTTCTTTTTCTGTTTTTGCTGCTTCCATTTATCTACTTTTTTCTGTAGGAATTTCTGTACTTGTTTCTTGATTTTATCAAAGAAAGGTGTAGCAAGGGTGGTTGTGGCTACAGCTGCTACAGCTGCATAGGTTGCAGTAGCTACGACTTCTGCAGTTGGTAAAGGTAAGTCAATATCAATAACAGGTAGTTTTACTTTAGGTTGCTCTGTTTGTACTTCGTCCTTTTCTTTCTTTTCTACGCCTTTAGGAGCTACCAAATTACTAGGAGGTATGACAATGGGTGGGAAGACTGGCATATCTGCTGTAGGCGGTTCTAGAGGGATGCTAGGCATGTCTAGAGCTTTTGGTAGTTGAGGTTTGATGGATGGGATTTTCACTGACTAAAAATTAATATCCATTTCATAGAGGTTATCGTTAGCCTGTCCTAATACATGTAATTTATATCCATCAAAGGTATTAACTACACGGATTTCAGCAGGGGTAGTGTCAAACCCTTCAGTACTTCCTAAACCTGTAAGTGTAAGCGTACTGGTAACGTCGAAAGGAACTGAAACTGTATAGTGTGCAATTCTTGGATCACTAAATCCACAAACGTATATTGATTTCCCATCAGGAGTAAAATCAAATGATCTGGGTGCTCCTATTTCTGAGGTGAACGTAGATGACGTGCCCTCATAAGTCATTGCAGTTGAACCTCTACCTAAAACATATGGTTTAGCAAGACTCCATTGGTAGATGAGATCATCAGTACCATCAAGCATATAACACTTTGTTCCATCAGGGTTAAACCTAAACGCTGTTGGGAGATTATGACCTTGATTATTAATAGCACCGTCACTATAACTAGATAACTCGTATGCAGTTGTTAAAGGTATTGATACGGCTTTGTCATCATAATTAGTAGATCTATCCATAATCGTGATAGAAGTTCCATCACCGTTAAACCTACAACCATAGGGTTTATCTATGCAGTTTGTTATATAAGTGCTAAGGGTCCAACTACTTGATACATCAATTGTTTCATAATCTGAAATTGTCGAAGAATCAAATGCTGTACTAAGGTTATATGCCGTTATAGTATCGTCTCCATCGGAATCATAATTAATTACTACTAATTTCGTTCCAGTAGGATTGAAATCAAAAGATGTGGGGTAGGTAACGTCAGACCCATCTCCATGCCTTTCTAAGTCTGTTGCTGAAACATGTGTAACTGTAGAGCTAAGATCAAATCCAGTACTTAAAGTCCATTCATTGATTTCGTCACCAGAATATCCAATAACAAACATTTTTGTTCCATCAGCATTAAACGCTACATCACTGGGAGCGCGTTCATAATCTCTAATATTTAAAGCTGTTCCTTCCGTGATTGTTCCACTTGTAACGTCATACGCATTGGAAACACTATATTCAACTACATAGTCAGGATTATTGTATAACCTACCTCTACTAACTAGGAAAAATTTGGTTCCATTATTATTCCACCTAATAGATGATGGATAGTCGTAACCATCAGCACCAACATCATAGTAACCGTCATATGATGCTGTTCCAATGTTATAGGCAGTTGATAATGAAAATTGTTGAATATAGTCGTCTGTTTGCCCAACCATATAAAACTTCGTCCCATCACCATTAAATTCACACCCCCATACAGTAGATTCCCCACTACCTATAGTTGTGATATTTTCTAATCTTTTGTTTTGCTGCTCATATCCTGCGCTGAATAAATTATTGGTTGTTTCGGTTGATATATCCCACTCATTAACCATTGTGAACTGTTGTGCCTGATCTCTCGTAGTTCCACCAAGATAAATATATCTACCATTTGGCGAAACTTCGATTAAAGTCCCGTTACTGTCATATTTATAACTGTTCCATGTAGCTTGAACACTTGCTCCAGAGAGATTGAAGGGAGTTGTACATTCGTAATGTTTGACATAATCATTACTGTAGAGCAAATAGAAATGAAGTCCGTCTGGAGACCAAGCAAATGAATTAGCAGTTACCCCCGTGGTGAATATATTCGTAGCATGTAAACCAACTTTTTTTAAGCCTGCTGAAGATAGATGGCTAAGCCTTACATTATCAGTGATGTCATACATCCCTGAAGATCTCGATTCGACATTGCCCCCTGAAATTAAACCTCTTGCTTTTGACATTAGGAAATATCCTCATAACCAATGACAAGTTCGAGATCACTTGCTGCAGAAGCAACCGCACGAATAGAGTCACCTTCCTCTAAATAAAAATATGTCTCCTTTGAACACAATATTTGAGTTGCTTTTGGTGGGACAGAAATTAACTTTGCAATATATCTATCTGTTGAACCGTCATAAATACTAATACTAATATCAGCCGAGTTTGTGCCATCAACATTTGCACAAAGAATACTGTTGATTTTTAATGCTTTACCACTAGAAGAAGCATTTTCTAATGCAGCAGCAATAGTAGCTGTGACTGCATATCTAGCGGTCTTTCCTGTAATTGTTGTTGGGCTTTTTAGATTTGGTGCAGCCATGTTTTTTTACCTCCTTATTAAATTTAAAAGATCATTCCCATTATTACGGGATCTAGACCTGAACCACCGCCACCACCTCCACTTGGCTCGTCTGCAAATTCTAATGCGTTAGCCGCAGCATTTACTTTTAACCATTTATTAGCCGTGAAACTAGATGGTGTATCAGTTAATCCTGTAAAAGTTGAGCTTCCTCCACCTCCACCAGACTGATCATCCCATTTCCAATTACCAGTAGCACTTGAATCATATACCAAAACTTTACCAGCACCAGCAGTACCACCAGCATTGATATGTTTTTCTTCTATTTTATCATCAGCAATAACAGTAGCTCCATCACCTGTAGATGTTACGTCTCCAGTGTGGTCTGGATGTGAGTAGTTATTAGCAGAAACTGTAATACCATCTAACTTTGATTTTAGTGTATCTGTAAAATTATTCTGAGTAAGACCGCCATCCCCTACTGAATAAGTAGTGTTTGTATCTACTGGTACGTCCCAAGTACCATCTGCTCTGAGGTATTTATCTCCGTGAGGATTTAATCCTTGAGGAGCTATACCTTGTGAAGCTGCACTAACTAAGTTATAAGTTGTATCTGGTGGCACATCCCATGTTTTATCTCCACGAAGGAATTTCGTAGTCGCATCTGTGGTAGGTAACTGAGGAACTACACCACTAGCAGTAGTGGTTACATCAGGTACTGTTGGCACAGCCCAAGTAGCATCTCCTTTTAAAAACTTATCTTGATCTCCTCCTCCTGATACTGTACCAGGTGCTAAACCATTAGTACTTTCAGTAAAGATGTTATAAGTTGTATCTGTATTAGCTATATAGTCTGGTACTTGCCATGTCCCATCTGCCTTAAGGAATTTACCACCAGGAGTATTTACACCATCAGTACTTGGAAGTATTGGAGCTAAACCATTATTACTTATATCAACAGTGTTGGGGTATGGAGGTACTTCCCAACTAGCATCAGCTTTAAGAAATTTACCTCCATGAGGATTAGGTAGTTGAGGTGCTAAACCATCAGCACCTGTAGTAACAACACTAGCTCCCGTTGGTATAGCCCAAGAACAAGTTCCATCACCATCTGCTTTTAAGAATTTAGTATCAGCTTCATTACTATTAGTTGTAGATTTTACAGAAGTACCTTCTACAGTAGGTGTATTAAATGTAGGTGCTGATCCGTTATTAGACGTTAAGACTAACCCATTACTAGTTCCATTAGCTAACTTAGCTAAGGTTACAGCTCCATCAGCTATCTCAGTTGTACCGATTGCATCATCTGGTATCTTAACCGACGTGACGGCATCATCTTTGACGCCGCCTGTTTCTACTTGTGTTGCTCCCATATTACTTAATTAGTAGTTTGGTAGATGATATAGCTATTCCAGCTAATACCTCTGGTGTACCTGCTGTAGTAGATAAGGTACCATCAGTAGCAACATAGTATGTACTGCCTGCTGTTAAACCTGATTGAGTTGTTGTATTACCAACTACATTTATTTTTCCTGTTGTATTATTTGAAATTGCAGCAGTTGAGAACCCTATGAAGTTTTCAACATCAACTGTAGGTTTAGGCTCAAATATTAATGCGTCTACGTCATTTGCTTCTTTAACTATAAATAATAATTCGTTTGAATTCGGCACATATGCCACAGTTGCTGTTTGAGCACTAGTAGATGTACTTCCCTCATTTATAGATGTATCTGTGACCGCTTCAGTAAGTGTTGTAGTTCCAGCAGTTACTTTAAATCTTACTAATCTCCAATCGCTTGTTATTCCCGTGTTGTTATTATCTGATCTATGATATACTAAGCCAAATTGGTCGTTACCCGAATCATAATATGCAGTTGGACCAAAACCATTCAAATGTACTAGATTAGTACTAGATGATCCTAATTCACTACCTACAGTAAAAGTAGATCCATTAAAAGTAATAGCTTTAGCATAAACTCTGTGATTACTCTCTAATACATAGAAAGCTACAAAAACATTGTCAGTAGGATTATATGCCAACCGTGTACTGTCGCAGTCTGAATCGACTATCAATGTTGAACTATTATTCGATAAATAATCGGTACTTTTATCTATTTCTCCAGTTGAGTCTATTTTAAAGTCAAATATACGTGGACGACCATCTGATGATGAGGAACTTTCTTTATACAGAGCAACGTATGAATTATTTGTAGTATCATAAGCTATACCTCCTGCGTTAGCCTGATTCTCGGTTAGATATATATACGAGTCATCATTATTAGAATTTATAGTTAAGTTATTATTTGAAGAATTAGTAACCATCCCAACTACATATGGGTAATAATAATTAGTACCACTTATTGTAACTGTTTTTGTATATAGACAAGCTACTGTACCATTATCATCATCGGCTGCAAGAAAAAAATTATAATTTGCTGCTTGTGAGCCATAACCAGTAATCTCACCATTTGCGTCAGCAGGTGGTTCAACTTCAGTTCCCCAATTAATCTGTGTATTATCAGTTGAATCTAGTGAACCAGCTTTAAAATGGATGTTAAATACGTTACCTGTTTCTTCTAATACATAGGCTAAAATAAATTTATTATGAACTGTGCTATAACAAGCAGTAAAACCTCTTTGAACGTCACCAGAAACAGCTGTTCTATCAGTACCAAAGGTTATTGTGTTATCTGCATTAATTGTTGCAACTCTATATTTTATAATCCTAGTACTTGATGATTCTTGAAAAAAGATAACTACCTTACCACTGTCAGGGTCATAAATAAGATCCAAAACACCGCCTGCGATATTACTATTAACTTCTTGTAATGCAGTGATAATATCTGAATAGGTTGCTTTGATTTCACTAGAACGTCCAGTACTCATAATAGCTACAGGTTTATTAGCAGCAATAGCTCCATTTGCTGTAGCTGTTATTGTTCCTCCAGCTGGTTCCCATGCACCATCACCTCTTAGAAATGTATCACTGCTTGCTGTACCTGTAGCATTTATTTTTGCCATAGATACTGAGTTATCAGCTGGTGTACCTATACTTAACGCCGATCCTAAAGTAGTTACAAAAACATTAGTTCCATTAGTGGGAGCACTAGAGAAGATTATGTCATGACCATCAATAGCAAACCCTTCACTAGGTTGTGAAGTACCATCATTAGGTTTTTGAATAACTCCAGCACGACTGACAATATGATGTGCAGCTGTGACACCAGTAGGATGGTTAGTTAGTTTAAACCTGTAAGCAGTACCGTTAAAAGTAGAACTACCACCACCAGTACCATCGGATTCATCAAGACCATTAATAAAGGTTTCACCAGTGGTAACAAGATCTATCCACTCTCCTGAGTTGCCATCATATACCTTCATCTTTCTAGTGTCGGTAGTTGATGTATCCCAGTAAAGGTCTCCGTCATCATTATCAGAGGCAGGTGCACTAGCTGCTACTCTATATCTACTATGGAAATCATTTATATCATCGCTTAACTTTAAAACATCTGCTTCAGTAGCTAATAGTTTATGATAGGTATATTTATGATCAGCACCTGTAGATGTAACTATAAGACCATTTCCCTCTGGTAACGCACCTTGTAAGCCTGACTTAAAACCTTCAATAGTAACTGCTGTTCCATTTACTGTTGTACAGTCACCACTTGTTGAGTTAAGAGAAGAATTAACAGTAATGCCATGTGCATCGTTAATACTTACAATAACACCATTTGCTGGTTGTGTATTTGGAAAACTATCTTCATTAGCAATAGCTATAAAACCACCAATAGCTGATAAAGAGCTGGTGACATGATTAGCAACAACCTTTGAAGAAGGTATCTCATCATCATCAGTAGCAGTTAATAATCCATCAGTTGATGTTCTAAAGCTTTTACCACTTATAGCTGTAAGAAGAGCATCTTCATCTTGTTTAGCATCTAACTGAGTTTGGATATTAGAGGTAACACCATCTACATAATTTAACTCAGTAGTTGAAACAGTAGCACCATCTAATATTTCTATCTCAGCTTGTGTTAAAGCTGCTAAAGCTCCAGATGCTCCAGTTTGACAGTTTGAAAGATTAGTTAAATCAGTATCAGCATTTTGTTTTAAAACTAATCTATCTTGAATAGCTTTAGTAGTTGCTATCTTTGTATCATCAGTTGTATACCAAGCTTCTGTACTATGAACTGTGTCGTCACCATCTTGCCAAGCTGTTGCAATATCTCGTTTAGCTTCTTGTGTAACAAATAAGTTTTGATTAAAGTTGTCATTTAGATCTTGTGACTTAATAGCTGAACCTGCATAGAAGGTTGCTTCTAAGTTATCTACATTTGTATCACGATAAATCCTAATTACTCCAGCACCAGAGGCAGGTACATGTCCATTATTAAATTGTATGGTTGTTGGAGCACTAGATGGAATAGTGAACTCCGACGTATCCTCTCCAGCGACGCTAACTTTAACGTCACTGGGCTTTAAATATTCAAATTCAAAAGTATAGGTGGCGGAGCCTGTACTATTATAAGTTTTTTCAGTAAGTGCCATTGTATGGTTGTGTTAATTATCTGGGTAGATTTAGTAATTCATCAATTTGTTTATTCATGTCAGCATTCTGTTTAGCTTTTTCTATAAGACCTTTCTTCATATAAGACTTAGTTATAGCTCGACCTGTTCCCTGTATATCTAAATGTCTATACTTAGGGTCCATAGCCATTCTAGCTTCAGCACGTTGTTGAGATCGTTTAATTAAATTTGATAACTCCTGATATACAGGTGAAGATTGATTATAATCTCTAATTTCTTGAGCTGATCTTCCAGGTGTATTTACAAACTTCCTCATCTCATCTATCTCTTCATTCCAACGCCTATTATTTACAAAGTCTTTTTCTATAACTTTCCAGAGCTGATCTTCACCCATTAACTTACCTATCACTTCTCTTTGTTCAGCTGTGTAATCAACATCAGAATCGAATTTCTTTTTAAGAATACCCATGTCATCAAAGCCACTGTTGATAAGCCATAATCTCCATGGTTCTTCTCCTCCACTTACTTTTTGTGGACTGAAGGCGTTTAAGATTCTAAGGAAATGATTATCTACTTCATTAATTTTCTCACCTGTCCAATGATCAGTTTGAGAAGGTAGTATTGGTTTTAGAGGTGTAGTATTTAAAACATAACCTAAGAAATCATCATAGATATCTTTTTGAGCTTGAGTAATAGCATTAGCAATAACACCAACAGCTCCATTCATAGGTATTGCACCTCTAACAATATTTGCAGCTAGTCTTTTAAACTCAGCCTCATTACCACCAGTGATTGCTAGGAATGGTTCAATACCATATAAAGGTGTGTTGTTTAAGAATGTTGCTGATATGGTCCAACCTAATTTATCTACAAAGCTTGTAGTCATATTCTGACCAATAGCTGTTTGATAGTAAGCTAAGTCACCAACAAGAGCAAACATCTGTTCAATCATTGGTATGCCTTTATAGCTAACCCAATTATTCCCAATCTTTACAGTGTATGGTCTCCAACCTTTTCTCTTTAAGTCTTGTCTTTCAGCTGTATTAGCAGGACCATTACCTCGAATACCACCTGATAAAGCATAGTTATACCCAAAGATAGCAGTAGCACTACCAAGCATTATACGACCTTCATATTCATCTTTAAGCTGTTTATATATAGCCATTGCATTAGGAGTCTCATCAAAGTTTTTAATACCGTGAGCTTCTAGTGCCTTTTTAATTTTACCTATATCATCACCAGCTTGTAGAACTAACCCATATTTACTTTTCCATCCTGGTATTAGACCTATTGGTGTATACGAAAGTGCTGCCTTAACTTGGTTTATACCAGTTCTAGGGAACATCATTAATACCTTTGCAGCAGGTATTTCGTTAATTCCTTGGTTTAACCAGTTAGTAATACCATCATCAAGGTTTAATGCTATTTCACCTGATGAATTCTTAGCTGCTTTATCTGTCAGTAATCCATTCTTATCGAACATATTACTGTAGTTAAGCTCCTCAGCTTCTTTTAATGCTTTGCTAAATACCTGTGGATCAGTTGTTTTACCATACTTGCTAAAGACATCATCATATGCTCTTATTCTTGAGTGCATGGTAGCCATAAAGGTATCAGTAAAAGCATCAACTCCAGCCATACTTGTCATTCCATACCTAGCCCATCTCATGCGAGATATATTTCTATTTAACTTCGCCCATCCATAGAAAAACTTCTGAGCAGGCGTTAATAGTTCCTCAGCTGTATCAAGGATTTGATAGGCTCCATCATCAGCACTTGTATAATCTTTACGGATAGCTTTCATCATAAAATCAGGATCACTATTCACCCTTCTCATACGTTGCATAGCATCACCTAAAGCTCTTCTTGTGGTTTCAAAAACAGCTCCATGTAGATATACAGCTCTTTCCAATGGTTCTATATCACGCTTAAGTATTGATCTAACACCAGATCTTGTAAGTGTTGTTAATGGTCTAAGTATTAACTGTTTACCGTTACCTACTAAAGCTCTTAGTCCAGATAAACCAGATAGAACATTATTGTATGTAACAGCCCAAGCACCTTTAGCAAAGAGGTTCATACCTCTTGTACCTTGATTAACTAATAATCCCGCTGGACTAAGTTGAGCACTTATCCACTTATTAAGACCACGGATACTATTAACATCACCATCTGTATAGTCATAAGCTTCTTTTAGAGCATTGGCTAATGCTGGGTTTTCAGCCATAGCCTTCTCTAACTCTTGCCTCCATGTTTTAGCTGCAGCATGTGTTTTCCTACCGTTCTCTTCAAACTCCTTAAGGGTCATAATTGCATTCTCAGCAACATTCCCTTTCTTCCAACGCTTCCACCACTTAAGGTTATTTAATGTCCAACCAGCAACATACTTAGATGATCCGTACTGAGCTTCTAATAGCTCCACACGGTCTAATATGTTTTTCATAACAACATCATCATCTAATAAAGTTTTAAATGTGACACCATTACCTGATATAGCTGATATCTCTTTACCTAAAGTAGACATAACTCTAGCTGCTGTTTCTTGTGACTCTCTGCCTATATAGACATCAAGTAAATCACTTATTGCTAGAGCTGCAGCCTCAGTAGCTTGAGGGTTTAAATATTTAACAGAGGTAGCATTTTCAAACTCATCTAATACATCTGTAACTGTGTTGTACTGCTTTGCATTTAGTATTTTCTCTAATGCTTCACCAGTACCTGGCTTCATTATCTTTTCATATATCTTCCATACGGCTTTACTTCTTTCGTTCTTATTCCACTTATCTTGAAAGTCAACGTATTTACCCGCCTGACGTACCTTTTTAGCAATACCAGCAACCATGTGATGAGACTTACCAAGTACTAAGCCTTTCTTTCTCATGGCATCTGTATAAGGAGCTGTTGGTACAGCATTCCTTGCATGTTCACCAGCTTCTTGTGCAGCTACATCAATAGTATTTTTAACTGCAGATCCAGGTATTGGTGCTTTACCTTCCTGTAAAGTCTCACTTGTAAGTTTAGGTGTTATGTCAGGGTCAAGATTAGTAGCTGTTGGATTAGCTACAACTTTCTCTACAGCTCGTCTATCCCTAGCAACATTTCTTGAGCGTTGCCTTTCTCTAACAAAAGACTCACCTGCATTTTGAGTTGCTTGAGATTGACCAGTTTCTTCTATCTGTTTAATAAGTAGATTCTTTTCATCGACAAGTTGTTTTACCTGTTGCTCTTTTAAACCTCCACTTTGAATAGCAGCATCTATATCCATGATCCTATTCTTAGTATCTCGCTCCATATGTTTGAGCTGAGTACTACGTTTCCAATTCTTAGCAACCTTATCTTGACCTTTTATATTCCAAAGAAGTGGTTTACCTGCATTAAAGGCATACCCAAGTAGATCTCCAAATCCACTAAGAACACCTTCATCAATACCTGCCAAGAGTTTATTCATCTCTGGACTAGTACCATCAAGTGTTTTTAAATCTTCAGATATAGGGTATGTACCTTGTGGTCCAAATATCTCAGGAAATTTATCTGAGAAAAATCTAAATGCAGCTGGACTAGTAAGTAATCTATTTGTTGGATCTTCACCATAGTCACTAATTAATGCCATGGCTGAGTTAATAGCTCCCATTCCCCCAACATTTGCTGCTGCTTTAGTTATTCCAGTTAACTTTGAAGCACCTACAGCCTTTGCATATGCTCCTGCAGTAAGAACAGTAGGAAGAATAAAACTAGCTGTTGCTCTAAATCTATTAGCCCCCTCATCGTCAAACTTAGTTACTTCATCCCATTTATCATCTAAAGCTCCTAATCCTGGTACTAAACCAATAACATCCATAGGTACATCTAAAGCACCCATAGCTGTTAGATAAGCCCAAGTAGAAGGGTTAGCATCTAATTTCATTCCACTATGTATATCTAGTAGATGTTTAGGTTTTCCTTCTTGTGGTTGCTTAGTAGGTTCAGGTGTAGGTTGTTCAGTTGATACAGGTTGAGGTGCTGGTTGTGGAGCATTGACATTTGGTTCTTTTATAATTTGACCAGCGGTATCAACTACTTGAGAATCTATGTCCTCTGGGTCAGCATGTAGATATGTATTAGGTGCATTATAAGTTTTACCTTCTTTAATGTTCCTTAATTCATCCTCTGCAAGTTTTCTTCTGTACTCCTGTATTTCCGACTGCTGATCTGTTATGTCTTCATTAATCATTATTCAACCTCATATGGGACTACTTGACCTAATTCAACATCGTAATCAAAGTCGTCGTTATTCTTTACCCTTTGGAATAACTCAGGAGTAAGTAGTAAATTCTCCCATGACAATGGAACTTGATACTCTATTGGTAATTGATTACTAACAGTAGCTACAACTTTAGGTTCCATAAATCGAGGTTCTCTAGTGGATTGAGGGTGATACCTCAATTGAATAGCTTTAGCTGCATCTTGTTTTATCCTTAAGCGTTGTATCATTTTCTTACCAAGAGGATCACTGGTTTGTCTAAATAAAGTCCCTGAGAAATCTTCTATCTTTAAATTCATTTTCTCAAGATGACCAGTATCCTCAGCAGCTTTTAATTGCTGTTGCCAAATATCATGAGGACTACCATATCTATTTGGATTTATTTTAGAGATATGATAAAAAGCCTCTGGTAGGCGATAACTTTTACCATCTCTAAACGCTTCAGCTATCTCTTTTAATTCTTGTGGATGAACTAATAATTCAGTACTTAATCTAGTGGGATCATCCTGAAATCTTTTAAGTGTTTTATTTATATCTTTTAAAGTAGATACGTTATGTATTTTTGGTGCATTTTTATGTGACCCAGGTGTGAAGCTATTGAAGAATGATTTAACTCCATTGTTTCTTTCTTGTTGACCTGGAACAGTCACCATGAATTTACCTGTACCATTTTTAATCTGCAACTCAACCATCTGAGATGCAGCATCAGCATCTTGTGTTTTTAAAAAGTTTTTTCTAAATTCAATTTCTGCTTGACGTAACGCACTACGGAAACTTGGATGCAATGAAGCTTCAAGGCTAAAATCTTTTAAGGAGTTACGAAGTGCATCTTTAAATCTAGGAATAATGACTTCATCCATATCTGTACTTGCAAAAAGCTTGTCATTAGTTTGTGCTTGTTGCCAATACTTAGTTTTTAGATCTTGAGGAACATTTGGATCACCTAAATCTTCTGATGTAAGTGTTCCATTTTGTACATGTTCATTTATCCAGTCTCTCCAGTAATCACCATCTGCTCTACCTTGTACACTTTGATCGAGATAGGGTAGTAAAACGCCTAAACTATTTGGATCATGTCCGTTTGTATGTAGTTCATTAATAAGTTTTTGAGCAACTCTTCTATCACCATTGTATCTAGTTGGATCTTTAAAAAACAACTGAGCATCTCTTAATACCTCTGCTTTCTTTGCACTATCAAAAGCTTTAGCGTTTTTTTCACGAGTTTCCCTGATAATTCTTCTTTGATTAATTAAATCGAGTAATTGCTCTTTGTTTGCATCAGCCCATGTTTTATTCATGTGCAAATGCGTAGTCTTCTCAAGCAGCGTTTTTGCTTCTATATCACTAAAATGGTCTATGTTCCTTAAAGCTGCAAAAGTTGCATCTTTAGCTTCTGCTGGTGTGAAGAAATTACCAGTTGTAGGATTTATCTCTCTTGTTTTTGCTAAATAAAATTGATTTAAACTATCAGGTGTTTTAAAAGTTGCAAGAACTTCTAAAGCTTCAGCACTCCTCTTTTGAGTAAACGCTACTGATTGTCGATGTATTGATTTATCAAGAATTGATTGAGTACCTTTCCTCATTTGCTGGAACATTGGTTCCAAGAAATCAGAAGTTAAACCATATAATTTATGATCTTTTAGATACTTAATTCTTAATGCTTCTAATGCTTGCCTTTGCTTAACTGGATCAGTAACACCCATACGGGCTATCTGTTCCTGAGCAAACGTAGACCAACCCTCACCAGCTTTAACAGAGTATGCCTTTAATCTTCCATAGTCTGAGGCATTACCTTTACCTCTTACATAGTTAACTTCTTGATTTGTATAACCTTCAGCTCGTAGCTGATCTGCTAAGGCTTCAAAGTCTTGACTCTGAGACCATTGCTTATCTTCTAAAAGGTCTTGTCTTATTTGATCTTCTAAAGACGTACCATGATTCATATGGTACTGATAAGAATCATTAGCAGTAGCTTCCCAGTTCTTTGCCTGTATAGTTTGGTAATCAGCAAAAGCTTGTTTACTGAAACCTATAAGCTGCTGTAGGTTATCTCCTTGTTGTTTAATCTTTGCTAATTCAGCATTGTTATTCTGAACAGCTTGATTTCTATTGTTTACGAGTGCTCTTTCTCGTGTTGAAAAGGCTTGTTGATCTATGTTGATCTCCTTACGATTAGCCTCTTCCGATTGCATAACCCTTTGCAGGTCTGCCTCAGCTTGTAGATCCCTGTTTCTTCTCTCTTTCTCTGCTTGTTTAAGGTTAGCTAGATCTTGATTTTGCTTTTCCTGTAAACGAGTAATAGATGAGAAACCTGGGTCTATATTGCTAAAGCCTTTTCCAACGGCGTACCCTTGGAATCTTCTTTTTCCCATTTGTTTTGTCGTTATTGGTTAACTCCCCAAGTTGGGCTAGGTGTTTGATGTATAAATGAGCCACCATAATTATTCGTATTTCCACCTCCAGGGAAACTACTTGTACCTGCAGTACTTGCTGCATAAGCATTAAAACCTGCACCAGCTGCACTAGCTAATGTACTTACAAAACTAGGTACTTGAGTAGTAGATACACCCTTAATAGGCTTTGGTCCAAAGTCAAAGTCTTGTAATGCTCTAGGCATCTCATAGTCAGCTACTGGAGTATCTAGAGGTTTAAGTGGTTCTGGTGGTGCCTCTGGTCTTAACATTCTATTCGCATCAGCTTTAGTTAAGAACTGCTTGTACTGCATTCGGGTGTTGTTATTAGCACTAAGTAATGACTCAGTTAATATTGCATGTTGTCTACCACCATCAGCTATTAAAGATTGCATAGCTTTATTTGAACTAGCACCAGCTTGAGATTTAACTGATAGTTCTCCTTTTTTTATAATGCTTTCAATGATGTTATCTTCATTTTCAAAAGCCATCTGCTGATACGTTTCACGCTCTTGTAAAGCTTTACGCTCAGTAGCATCCATTACGGATTGACCATACAGACGTTCAGACTTATTAAATAATCTATTTTGTTGATCTATTTGATAACTTCTAATCTTTAGTTGTTGCTGATAGTTTCTTAAATTATTTTTATCTTTAAAGGCTGCTAATTTTAACTCATTTCTTTGCTTGAGTTCTATACCTCTGATTATTTCATCTCTCTGAGCTATAAGACGATCTTTTCCCATATTCCACATAGGAAGATCGTACTCGTCGTACTTCTTCTGTAAGAATGCTTCCTCTTTGTTCTTTGCTTTCTTGGCTGATGACTGAGCAGACTTCGATCGTATAAATCCAATTCCTGCACTTATCAATGTAGGTGCTAACCATGCTGGCATATCTTAAGTCCTCCTATAAAATCTCGGTGAGTAGTTTCCTTCCCACATCATCGAGTTCAGAGAGACGGGAAATGGTGAGTCAGTAAAGACCCGTAAAGTAAAGTTCTTACTTCTTTGGTGTATTGGTAATGTAAATATTGTTGACTCATTAAGTGCTATATCATCAGCTATATATGTATTAGCTGAAGTAACAGGTTGTAGATCATACCATTCATCTAGGTAGATAACTATCTGAGCTCCTGTTGCTGGTGCTGTAGTGAATTCAATTTCAGTATCACTCACAAAACTAAATGCTGTATTGATTACATTATTTACCTTAACTTTAACTTGGTTTCTATCTACATAATCCAAGTCTGAAGTAGTCCATTGGAATTTCTTAGTGGTGTTATCACCTACATGTTCTTTCTTACCTGCAAACCTACCAACAGCATTAAGTTTAAAACCTAATACACCTGATAAACCTACATCAAACTTAAGCCTAGATATTGTTAAACTAGCTGTGAAGTCCTTTGTTCTACCCTCCTGATCAAGCTGGTAATAGACCTGTGGTAGGGTCATATCGAAGTTATAGGCATAACCTACATAGACGTTACTTGCAACGCTCTCAAGGTCTTGTCCAGGGACTTTAAAGTATGTACCAGTACCATCTGTACCTGTCTCTGGTGTGATGGTAAAACCTGAATTATTGAATGTACCAGCTGCTGTTGTACCAGCTATAATCAATACATTCTTTTCATCAGTTAAATTGGCATAAGGTAGATAACATTTAGAAAAGTCATTATCTGCGTCATAATCTACAGAACTAGCCTGTGCATATAAGTCCATACATGGGTTAATCTTCTGACCCTGTGCATTAGTTATGATAGCTACATCTGGACTCTGAGTTAGGTTTGAATTAGATAGAGTATATTGATCCCCTTGCTTAGTAACACAGTACATATCATCCTGATCTAGAGCCATAGCCTGAACAGTTCCAGGTAGTCTCCATTTAAACCAAGACTCCATCAATAACTGATCACCATTCTTATAAGTCCTATAGAAATATATCTCTTTACTTGACTGACTAGATATAGCAATGAACTCATTCTGGATACTAGCCACAAGAGTATCTGCATCTATAGTTATCCACTCATTAACTACACGACCTATATCAAGTATGTCAGGACTCTCTCCTAATCCTTTAGGTTGCATAGCAAATACCCTTACAAAGTTAGGAGTCTTACTGATGAAGTTAAAGTGTGTACCTATATCTATTGGATCAACTGTATCACTCATCTCCATGTTGGAGATAGGTCGGATCTTTGTAGACTGTGGTGTTAAAGGTCCATCATCTGAATAGATAATAAACTGTTGATTCTTACTGAATAATAGTAAACCCTGTCTAGCTGGTTTTATTGCATGTAGCTTAGTAGGTCTAGTTGATGCACAGTTAACATCTATAGGATCAGCAGCTGTATGTGTTCTGGCTGATACTGCATATAACTCATAAGGTTCTTTAGCTCTGCTAAGGATGACATTATCTTCAGATAAGAATCCAAGTCTATCGTCATGAAAGAATGTCTTCTTAATAGTTTTACCAACAAAGCTAGGGTGGCTGTTTGTTAAGTCATCTCCTACAAGCCTATCTCCCCATGTAATAGCTTCAAATACAAAAGTATTAGTACCTGTATTCCTTAACCTATGAGGCATACTAGAGGCTGTTAAACCTGGAGATTGGTTATTACCTATACTCTCTTTCCAATAACCTGAACCACCTGTTGATGGGTTATCAGCTACAAACTTTGCATAGTAGTTATCCTCATCATATAAAGGTGAGTTAACTATGGTAACTAAGTGGTTATGAAATGAGTTAGGAGGTAGCCAAGATTCATTAGAAGCCCAGTCTTGGAAGACAACAAGCCTTTCATTATCATCTCCACCTGTAGCACTTAATGTAAATGCAGTTCTGGTAGAACTGATAACTCTATCTAGTTGTAAAGATGTACCATGCTTAATTACATCTAAACCACTAATATTTAAATCATCAATCCTAGACTTCAGAGTATCTAATATCTCATCAAAATCAGCATCTGATGCTGCAGTATAAGTAGCGGTTGTACTACCAGCTACTGTTACAGAGAATGTCTCTCCCTGCATCTGCTCTATCTTTCCACTTAGTAGAAGAGTTCCTCTACTCTGAGCTACAAAATCAGTAGCGTCTGGTTGTGCAGTTACAGTGAATGTATCATTAGTAATGATAGTTGTATCCTGAACTGTATTTATGTTGTAGTTAGTATTAGCTGTTCCAGTTAGGTAAGCATGTGTATCACCATTAGTAACGGTACATGCAACACCAGTATCTGCATTCCATACATAGATACTGCCATTAGTACTATCAATTTTAGGAACGATACAGCCTATATATCTGGTAGTTGTATCTCTATTAATGTAGAACCACTTAGCATTATCTAACTGAGTTCCACTAAAGTCAGTACCACCTGTATTCTTTAATTTAGATATAAACTTAAACCCAGGTCTCTTTGTCATACCTAATGTCATATCAGGTAAACCATTAATACATTCTTTAACCTGACCTGGAAGTTTCTTACTATCTGTCTGTTTAGATACCCCACTTAAATAGTTAGATATCCTTTGAGTTACTGCAGCCATTATCTACTAAGTGCTTTGTATGGTTGATAACTGACATAAGGGTGTGCTCCGTCAGGTTGTCCAAAGAATGAATAATCACCTTGGGTTGTTTCATACTCCAGAGCCATAGCTCTCATGTATGCCTCTTTTTGTTGGAGCATTTGGTATTGACCTTGGTCTCCAACTATTCGACTAGACACAACAGTAGATGCTCTAGCTGTTATGTAGTCCTGTACTGGTCGTGGTAGATCTACCCAATCAAATAGCCATGTGATATCGCAATCGACAGGTCCATCTTTCCACTCCCATGTATGGTGTTCTTTATCATATAATTTCCCGCCTTTTCTGATTGCCTGTTTATCACCAGCATTAGATTGGCTAAGGTCTATTTGTAATACGTTATTTGGTATTGCTATCTCATTATTACTATCGGGTATCATCTCATAATGTGGCTCTTTATTGAAAGACCAGCCTTCACTTTGTACCTCTCTAGATACTTCTAGTAGAGTTTGATATGCAATCGCAACGTCTGGGTTGGTTTCATCTAAAGTGGTGACTGGTGCCTGACCACAAGCCATCAGTATTTGATTTATAGCGGGTAATTCTTGAGTAGCATTAGTGGTAGGGAAAGCCATAGGTATAAATATTTATGAATAAAAAAAAGGGAGCCATAAAGACTCCCCATATAAGGGTTAAGAACCCCATGCAGATGGTGCAGTAGCACCTGTATAAAGTTCAACTGCAGCAGCAGGATTAACATAATCCGCCCCACAGGCTAAACGTCCAAGTATCACATCTCCCTGGTAAATGACCGATACATCTCCCTTGGTTACTTGTACTTGAGGACCAATAGCTTCAACGATACCTGCAGCTTCACGTTGGAAGATAAGTCCACATGACTTACTACCTACTTCTGTGGCTGTACCGTAATCGTTATTGATACCATCTGAACCATCATCGTAGTTATCGTCACCAGATAATGCTTCACCTACAAAGCTACCAGCATTAGGAAGTTGTACTTCTGCTGAGTCAGCTGTTGGTGCATCAGCTCCACCAGTACCAGATAACTTAGTACCGTAAGATCCCATGAATGGAATATTCATTGACTTGTAGATCTTGATACCAGCAATCTCAATGATGCCTTGACCTGACTGTAAGGACTTACCTTGTACGTCACGGTTTACTAGTCCATTATTTCCAATGTCTTGGATCAATTCATAGTATTGACGTGGGTTAAGTACAGCTACTCTCCCGTCACCACTGACTCCTTTTTCGTCAAGTGCTGCAGCAGCATCGTAGAACGCATTTACTAGGTTCGCTGGTACATAAGCATCTGAATCGTTAGCAGTAGATCCTACACGAATCTGTGTACCACCTGGCTCTACATAGTTAGCCTTAGAGATAGGTGATGCTTTACGTGCTCCACGTGTGACAGCTCTGAAAGCAAGTCTGTCATATTTCTCAGCTAGTGCGTAGCCAATCTTACGAGAGATCTCTGATCTCAAGTCATAATGTGCAAGTGTCTCATCTAGCTCATATAAAAATGCTGAACTGATAAGGAGATCATCTACAGTTATAGTCTTCTCAGATACTGGAGGTGCTCCATCACTGTTACCTAATATTGAATTTCCTGGTGTGTGAAATTCACTTTTGGTACGACCTGTGTAGATGAACTGCAATGATTTGCCGTTCTTAAGAGTTCTCTTCATGAGAAGGTCTCTAGCAATTGTGTTGTGCTGGAAGCCTTTAAACATCTCACCTGAGAACAGTTTTAAATAGAGCGCTCGTCTGTCCGAGCCTCCATTATCAGCACCAGGTACGGTTACCGACGCCTGATGATCTGTTGATTGATGTATTGTTGACATTGTTAAAAATTAATTTGATATATACGTTTCTCAGCTGAAATTTTTTGATCATTTTTTGTGGTCTATCCCACCGTCTAGACGGCTAATAGGTATCCTCCGTAGAGGGCTAGAAGCCAAATTACAGAGAGGTCCGACACTGAGGTGCCTCTCTGCTATGGAAGTTAACGTGTAGTACTTCCACGTGAATGAAGAAGGCTAGAGCAAATAATACTACTAGCCATAGTTCATTGAACTTCTTCACTTTTTATCAGGTATATCACTAGTTGGAATCTCTTCCTCAATAGTTAATGGGTCCATCATGTGTAGAGGTATTCCTGATTTAGAAAATTCAGGTTCGGGAGTCAGTGAAGTAACTGACGCCCTAGCCTTATCACTTTGATGAGCCATTAGAACTTAAACTTAGCTCCAGCTTTAACGTTATAAACATTATCGAAGTCGCCAGCTGTAATGCCAGAGAACTCACCATAGAAAGCTAACTTATCAGTTGCGTTATAGTTAAGCCCAGCCTTACCAGAGATTTCAGTCTCAGTACCATCAACACCTTCAGCAGCAATGATAGTTGGACCACCTTGTATGTAGTAGGAAGTTTTACCTTCTCCACCTTCAGCACCAATGTGGAAGTCTATAGCTCTACCAAAGTATTCTTTACCTTCATAACCTTGGTTCAATTCTGTGTTGAAATATACTCCAGCGGATGCAGGTGCAGACGCTAATGTGGTGGCTGCGAGAGCAAGTGCAATTGTTTTCATAGTTAAATAGTTTTTGTTTTTGTGTAAGCGATGCCGCGATACATGTAAGTGACTTTGATTGTCATTGGATTAATCTCCATGTACCTCAGACCCCGTTCCATGTCTAAGGTTTCATGCGTCCCATAGGGATGAACGGAAGTATCGTTAGGCTATTGATGTGATCTCTTTAGCCGCGAGATCTAACGGGAAGTTATGTGCGTTGCGTTCATGCATTACCTCCATGCCTAAGTCAGCTCTGTTTAATACGTCAGCCCATGTAGGAATTGTTTTACCACTAGCATCAACTAC